GAGCGGTAACTAAACATTTTGCAGTTGAAAACCAACTTCCCACTTTTGACGATCTCATACTAAGCATCCCAAGTAGAGAAATCAAAGAGAAAGTAACAGCCTTAAAATCTTTAGAAATCGACTCAGAACCTTATTTACTATTAGAATACTTAAAAAATGAATTTACTCAGGGCGAAATTTTAGATGAAGTAGATAAGTACTTAGACAACTCTGTTGCAATGTCACGAGCAGAAGAAAATATAGAAGCAGTAGAGAATATAGTACTAAATGTAAAGTCTAAAGTAGATTTAGATGTTGAGTCTGTTAGTATGCAGAAGATTTCAATTCTAGAAACAGAAGAAGAAATGGAAAGGTACCTACCTCTGGGATTAAATGATGAATATGACCAGAGTATGAGATTTACTAATACTGATTTAATACTTATTGGAGGTAGAAGAGGTATCGGTAAATCATTTACTTGTGCAAACTTAACAGTAAATCAATATCTTCAAGACAATAGTTCTTTGTACTTTACAATTGAAATGACAAAAGAACAAACTTTTAGACGTATGGTAGCAATGGCGACTGGAATTCCAATAAAGAGATTACAAGAAAGGATGTTATCTAAAAGTGAGTACGAAGACTTAGCTCGTTTTCAGGCAGGAAGATTCAATGACAGTGAAGAAACTTTAAATAAATTTATGGAAACAAAGGATTTTAATAAGTTCCAAACTGATGTAACTAAATTAGAGCTTAGAAAGACCCAAATGGATATAGTATATGATCCAGCTCTAACTTTAGCAAAAATTAAGTCTGAGATTGAACATAGAGTGTCAACTCTAGATGTTAAGTTAGTTGTAGTAGATTACATAAACCAAGTTAAAAGATCCTCAGTCCCCAGTAGACAAGGGCAGTACGATTGGACAGAACAAATAGAAGTAAGTAAAGCATTAAAACAGTATGCACAAGATTATGAAGTATTGATTTTCTCGCCTTACCAAACCGATGCAACCGGCGAAGCACGCTTCGCAAAAGGCATACTCGATGCAGCTGATGCAGCTTTCTCATTAGAAACATGGACAAAAACTGATAGATGTATAACTTTTGAGTGTAAGAAAATGCGTAATGGACCAATGGACGATTTCTCAAGTGAAATGGAGTGGGACACTTTAAAAATAGGGCCAGGGTCTGTAATGAATCCAAAAGAAAAAGCATCCATTAGAGAGCAAATGTCAAGTGAAGAAGTGAACGAATTATGAAATCCAAAGTACAATTAATAGATGTTATGGGAAACGACTTGACTGTTGTGAATGCAGCAAGAGTCTCATTCGCAAAAAGAATGGAACAGTTTAAGCCAGGACGAGATGATAAACTTATACGATATCTAGCTAAGCATGGACACTGGACACCTTTTGGACACGTACAGTTACAATTCTATATCCAAGCACCTGTATTTGTGGCAAGGCAATTAGTTAAACATCAGGTTGGCTTAGTTTGGAATGAAGTGTCTCGGCGTTATGTTGATACAGAAGTGGAGTTTTATACGCCAGAATATTGGAGAGAAAAGGCTGAAAATAAGAAACAAGGTTCTGGTATAAATGCCGCAAAGAATCATACCTCTTGGGAGAATAAGTACGATGTATTAATGACGTGGAGTAACGATCTATACGAGGAAATGTTAAAGGGAGATGTGGCTCCTGAACAAGCGAGGATGGTTTTACCACAAAGTATGATGACAGAATGGTATTGGACAGGTAGTTTAGCAGCCTTTGCCCGAGTATGTAAACTAAGAAATAGTGCAGATGCTCAAGCTGAAACACGTGAAGTAACCACTAAAATATCTGAAGCGATTGAAACTACACCAGATTTAATTATCTCATGGGGAGCACTAACAGATGAATGAAATAGAAGAAGCTTTAGAAAATGCCGCCCGTAGTGTAACAGCTTGGGTTATAGTACCTTTAATAATAGCCTTTATAATAGGCTTGGTAATATCATGGATGTTTTAGAATTATTAAATAAAGAAGAAGTAGGATATACACCATCAGGACAGGATTTCCTTATTAAATGTTTAAATCCTGAACATGATGATAGTAATCCCTCACTACGAGTAGATAGAGTAACAGGAGTTATGCATTGCTTTAGTTGTGGATTTAAAGGGAATGTATTTACGCATTTCGATGCACCAGGACTTTCGGCTAAAGACTTAAAGCTGAAGAGGATTAGAGATAAAATAGAAAATCGCAGACTAGAAAACGTGGGTCTACAAATACCAGAAGCTGCAATGAGATTTGTAGGGACATTTAAGAATATCTCTCCCAGTACTTTAAGGAAGTATGGAGCATTTACATACCATGAAAAAGGATACGCAGGTAGGTTATTGTTTCCTATAAGAGATGTTACAGGAAGAATAAACGCCTTCCTTGGTAGAGCAATGGAACCAACTACTATACCTAAGTATATGATCTATCCTAGAGGAGCGAGAATGCCTTATTTTCCTCCCTTACCATATGTTTTAGAAGGGACAGTTATATTAGTAGAAGGTATATTTGATGCATTGAATTTAATAGACAAAGGGCTAGAGAATGCCGTTTGTTGCTTTGGAACTAATAATGTAGACATATACAAGTTATCATTATTAAAAATTTTAGGAGTAAAGGGTATACATATATTATTTGATGGAGATGAAGCCGGACGAAAAGGGGCTAAAACTACTTCCTTACTTTGTGAAGAATTAGAACTATCAAATAGTATAGTACCTATACAAAATAATATAGACCCTGGAGACTTACCTAGAGAAAGGGTTCAAGAATTAAGGAATTATTTATATGGCTAATATAGCTTTGGTGGAAAAAGTTTCTAGTAGAACTGATTTTGTTAGACACTTTGAAAATGAATTTGAATTTGATCGTTATCAGTTATGTTCAGATCCTGATAAAAAGAAAATACTTAAAAGGGATGTGGATATTGATATCGACACTGATGAGTATGAGTGGGTCATTCTTATTGGCTCAGAAGCATTACAACATTTTACAAAGGAAAGGGCAATTACAGAACATAGTGGTAGAATCTTAAATGAGAAGTTTTTACCTATGATTAATCCTGCAATGTTAGCTTTTAAACCCGAAGCTAAAAGATCTTGGGATAGTTCAGTAGCTAACGTAAAAGATTACATTAGTGGTAAACTGAAACCAGTGGTAATTTCTACAAAAGATTTTTCTGGAATAACAGAAGCAAAAGAGGCTTTAGAGTGGATAAAATATGCACGTTCAGCTTCACCTTCGTATGTTGCAGTTGATACGGAAACTACAGGTTTGTTTCCTCGTGACGGACACGTCTTAGGTATTAGTTTATCTTGTGAACAAGATAAAGGAGTGTATATTAATGCTGATTGTGTAGACGATGAAGTATCTAAGGAGATGCAGATTTTATTTAATGAAAAAAGAGTAATAATGCATCATGCTAAATTCGACTTAGCAATGTTAGAATATCACTTTAATTTCAATTTTCCAGAAGTAGAGGATACTATGCTAATGCATTATGTATTAAATGAAACTCCTGGAACTCATGGACTGAAACAACTGGCAATGAAGCATACTAAGTATGGAAACTATGAAAAACCTTTGTATGACTTTCAGGATGAGTATTGTAGACGTAACGGAATTATTAAGTCAGCTTTTACTTGGGATCTAATACCTTTTGATCTTATTAAAGTGTATGCAGCAATGGACGCTTGTGTAACATTTCTTATCTTTGAGATTTTCAGAGATGCTATAAGTAAAAATAATAAGCTTAAAAGAGTATACAAAGATATACTTATTCCAGGCATGCAGTTTTTAAAGGATATACAAGACACAGGAGTTCCTTTTGATCGTAGAAGATTGGAAGTAGCCCAGAACTTAATGGAAGATGAAATACAGACGTCAATAGGCAACTTATATCAGTATCCAGAAGTTAAAATGTTTGAAAGCGCACAAGGAAAGGAATTTAATCCTAACAGTACTCTACAATTAAGAAAGTTATTGTTTGATAGTATTGGATTGAAACCTACAGGTAAAAAGACTGGTACAGGACAGCATTCAACAGATGCCGAAGTATTACTAGAGTTAGGAAAACAGCATGATATACCACAACATATCCTTGATATAAGACAGAAAAGTAAAATCAAGAATACTTATCTGGATAAAATAATACCACAACTGGATAGAGATTCACGTTTGCGTACTAATTTTAATCTACACAGTACAACTTCGGGTAGACTGTCATCTTCTGGAAAACTGAACATGCAGCAGATTCCTAGGGATAACCCTATTATCAAAGGATGTATTAAAGCTAGGGAAAACCATGAGATTGTAGCTATGGATTTAACCACAGCAGAGGTCTATGTTGCGGCAGTATTATCTAAAGATAAAGCTTTACAGGATGTGTTTCGTACAGGAGGTAATTTCCATAGTAGTATTGCTAAGATAGTATTTAGATTACCATGCCCTGTAGAAGAAGTGGCAGAAAAGTTTTCGATGAGAAGGCAGGCAG